GCGTAGGACTCGAGCGGCAGCTTCGTGCCGTGGTCGCACGGCTCGCCGTTCTGGCCCTTGAACTTGGCGAGCGTGTCCTTCGCGAGCTGCGGCGAGATCTTCGCCAGCGCCAGCACCGCGGCCTTCACGTCGTTGTAGTCGGGGCCCTTGGCTTCAGAAGGGGACGCAGCGGCAGGCGCTGATGGGGACGCCGCAGTCGAGGCAGCGGGGGCCGGGCCGGCCGCAGCAGACTTTTCCACCTGCGCGGCGGCTTCCTTCTTCGGCTTGGGCGCCGGCGTCTTCACCTCGGGCTCGTCGACCGTAGGCAGCAACGGAAGCTGCAGGTCCGGGCCGGCCGCTTCGGTCGGCTGCAGCTTGCCGACGATCAGCGTCAGCGCGGCCAGGGTCTTCGTACTGATGTGCACATGGCCCCCGGGCAGCGCCAGCGAAGCGCTGAAGCCGGTCTCGGGGATGTAGGTCGTCGCGGTTTCGCTCACAGTGGTTCCTTTCGTTGGAGTGAGTCAGGAGAGTTCGCGCAGCTTCACGCGAAGCTGGTCGCGCTCGATGCACAGGTCGGTGTAGAAATCGGTGAGGCCTTCGGCCGCGAGCATGTCGCGGTCGTGGATCGCGTCGGCGATGTCGTCGCACACGTCGCGGATCTCGGCGAGGACGAGGGCCAGCTTGAAGCGGGCGTACCAGCGCCGCACGGCGCGCACGGGTGGCGTGTCGACCAGGGCGCCGAGCGCGAGGCCCGCGGTCAGGGCGATCACGTCGCGGATCATGTTGCTTCTCCTACGGCGATCGCGTGGTGCGTGCGCTTTCCGGTCAGGTACGCAACGTGCGCCTGCTCCGGCGTTGCGTAGGTGCCGAGGTGGTAGGTCACGCCGCGGCATTTCAGACGTGCACCGAAACATCCGGTTCGGTCGCGGTAGACGCCGCGGTAGCCTGTCGTACTGTTCTTCTGGGGGTGGTGCTGGTTCTGCAGGTTGACCGCATTGGTCACGTCGCGCAGGTTCGCGATGCGGTTGTCCGCGCGGTCTTCGTTGCGGTGGTCGATGAAGCGCTCGGGCCACACGCCGTGCACGTACAGCCACGCGAGGCGATGGGCGAGGTGCGACTCAAACACCCGAATCACGACGTACCCGTCAGGGCGCACATAGCCGGCCCGCTGACCGACCTTCACGCAACGAGCGCGCGGGTGCGGCTTGCGCCAAGTGAACACCCCGGTCAGCGGGTCGTAGTGCAGCGCCTCGCGCAAGACTTCAGCGGTCAGCATGGGCGCACCGCCAGAATGAGAACGGCGATCTCCGGGGCTACCCCTTGTTTTTTCAACTGCCGGGCCACGGTCTGCACGCCGGCTGTCGCGGCGCGCTCGCGGTACTTCTTCAGGAAGTAGTCGCCGACTGCGCGGGCCTGTGCGGCGGGCTCGCTGGGCTTCAGTTCGGATGTGAGCATGTCCGGTTCCCCTTCCAGCACTTGCTAAAAGTGTGCTGGTGTGAACGGACTATAGGCCCCCGCGCTTAAAAAATGCAAGCAAATTTTTAGCAGGGGCTAACACCTACGGCAAAAGAAAAGCCGCCCGGAGGCGGCTTGTGCAGGGAGAGCGGCGTCTGTCAGCGCAGTGCGAGGACCGCGAGCCCGATGGCCCCGGCGATGACGACGCCGGCCAGGGTCCACTTCACGATGCGCATGTCGCGCCGGATGTCGGCGAGGGGGTCGTCGAACAGCCCGCCCTCTTCGACCAGGTACTTGATCCGCTGCGTGATGAGCTCGCTGTGCATCTACTACCCTACGAGTTTTAGAAGACGCTGCACGTAGTCGCGTTCGACCTTGCCCGTGGCCGCGGCGCGCTCGTATGCCAGTGATACAACCTCGGCGGTCTTGTCCGCAGAGGGCCTTTGACCGGCATCTTCCAGCACAGCCATCACGACCCGGATGACTTCGGCGACCAGCGGCGCCTGCACGTCGCTGGACGGCGTCGGACCTTCCTGGTCGAGGTAGCCGTCGGGCAGGCCGAGCATCTTCTCCATCGCGCGGGCGACGTTCTCGCTGATGTCCCGGCTGGGCGTCGGACCGGCCACCTGGCTCAGGTAGCTGCCGGTCGAGTACCCCAGCTTCTTCGCCAGTGCCCCCGGGCCGCCGCGGGCGCGCATCAACTCGCGTAGCCGCTGGCGGCGGATGTCTAGAACGTTACTTTTAGGCATGGGTGAGTACGTAGCATGTTGTGAAAGGGCTGCGCAAGGGTTTTCGCCCGGGTTGTGTAACTTTAAGCAAGTGCTAATATCCTAGGGATGAAAGACGCAGTTCGAACGGCAACCCGCAGCCGATTATCCCAGCAATTGCTAACGCAATACGTGTGCCAGTTCCTACAAACATGGGAGGCGCTGCAATGAACGACACCCTGAAGCGCTGGCTGCGGGCCGCCACGGCGGCCGAGCAGACGGAACTGGCCCAAGCCGTCGGCACCAGCACCAACACCCTCGAACAGTACGCCTGCCGGCACCGCAAGCCCAGCGCCGAGCGCGCCGTCGCGATCGAACTGGCCGCCGCGCCCATCACGCGCCGCAGCAAGGGCCGCCTGCCGCGCCTGCTGCGTACCGACATGGCGTCGGCCTGCTCCCAGTGCGAGTTCGCCCGCAAGTGCCTGGGCATGGCCGCCGTCGCGTCGGACTTCGACGCCGTGCCCAAGGACTGACCCCCTAGAGCGCTTGCTCAAGCGGGCACCCCGCCTGCTACCCGGGTAAAACCTGCTGAAAGTATTTCAGCAACTGCGCAAAACCCGGCGTACCATTAGCACCGCCAACTTCTGATATGTGTGCCCCAAGGTGGGGACCGGGGCCCGTACACACGGGGGAGGTTGGCGCTTTCGCCCGGTCTCCACCTTGGGGCTTTCTTCTTGAAAGCGCCCTTTGAAGCCCTACGAACTTCTGCACGCCGACTGCATCGCTGCCATGTCGCTCGTGATCGAACCGGGCAGCGTCGACGCGATCGTCACCGACCCGCCCTACGAGCTGGGGTTCATGGGCAAGGGCTGGGACAGCACCGGCATCGCGAACAACCCGGCCATGTGGCGCGCGGCGTTCGACTGCTTGAAGCCTGGCGGCCACCTGCTCGCGTTCAGCGGCACGCGGACCTACCACCGCATGGTGTGCGCGATCGAGGACGCCGGGTTCGAGATCCGCGATCAGATCGGCTGGGCCTACGGCTCGGGCTTTCCTAAGTCGCTGGACGTGAGCAAGGCCATCGACAAGGCCGGCGGCGCGTCTCCGAAGGAACAGGCCACCATCCTGCGGGTCAAGCGCGAAGCGGCGGGGCTATCCCGTGAGGCAGTCGCTGAGCACGTCGGCTGCACTGTGTCGAGCGTGCGGGACTGGGAAGAAGGGCGAGCCCGTGCCGAAGGCGCCGCTGTCGAATTCATCGTGCCTCGCGACGACTACCGCGCGAAGCTGGCTGACCTGCTGGGCTACAGCGCAGACGAGCGGCGGCTGATTGGCGCAGCCTCCGACCGCAGAGGCGATGCCTCCATCTACGGTATCGGCCACAGCGGAGAGCTGCGAACGGGCGGCAACACCGACGCAGCGCTTGAATGGCAAGGCTGGGGCACCGCCCTGAAACCCGCCTGGGAGCCGATCTGCGTGGCCCGCAAGCCGCTGACCGGGACCGTCGCGGCCAACGTGCTGGCGCACGGCACGGGCGCGCTGAACATCGACGGGTGCCGTGTTGCGCACTGGGGTGGCGACCCGTCAGTCCAGGACTATGCGTCAACGGTCTCTCCACCGCGTGGCCGCTGGCCGGCCAACCTGGTCCATGACGGCAGTGACGAGGTGCTAGCGGCGTTCCCGCAGGCCAAGGGGCAGCAGGGCGGCGTCACGGGCGACGAGCCCAGCGCCAAGACAGCGAACGCATTTGGCGAGTTCGCTGGCCGCGCCCCGAGCGAGCCTCGCGGCGACACCGGCAGCGCGGCGCGCTTCTTCTACTGCGCCAAGGCCAGCAAATCCGACCGCGGCGAAGGCAACGTCCACCCCACGGTGAAGCCCACCGAATTGATGCGCTACCTGTGCCGACTGATCACGCCGCCGGGCGGCGTGGTACTGGACCCATTCACCGGCTCGGGCAGCACCGGCAAGGCCGCGGTGCTCGAAGGCTTCCGGTTCGTCGGGTGCGAACTGTCCGACGAGTACGTGCGGATCGCCGAGGCCCGCATCGCCCACGCCTGGACGTCGACGATCAAGGCCGCGGCATGAGCAGCGTGCCCACC